GGATTGTCGTGTATTTTCATACCGCAATATTCCTGTGTTTTTTTGGCATAATCGGTTGGGTCGTGAATGCCCGCTTCTTTGGCATTTTCCAATAAAAATTTGAAATTCGACCAGAATTCGTCTTTATGTCCAATCGATTTTGTCATCACGTGCGACAATTCGTGAATTGAAACAAATGTCAATGTATGCAAATCAATTAAATTCGTATTGTCCGTTTTATTCACATTTAAACAAAACGCCAATTTCTCGCCTTTGTTTTCGCTATATGCGGTATATTCACTCGTCGGCAGCGTTTCCACAATATGTTTTGGATTAAAGCCTTTTACGAGGCGTTCCACGTTTTCTTGTTCTGGGTATTTCTCTCCTACATATTTGACCAAGTTTTTGCAATTCTCGGTGGCAGCCGCCAATAGGTCAGCGGCATCTTCGATTTTCTCACGTTCACGTACGCAATATTTATTACCGTCTACCGTCGAAACTATACATTTTAATTGAAAAGTATCTGAATTCAAGAAATTATAAATACAAAGGCCAACGATAAATAAAATTATTATATATCCTAAAATGTCGATTCTATCCATATAATAAGTAAAGAATTCAAATTTCATCAACGAAATCGTTCGCATTCTTTTTTAATGTCAGCCGCCGCGATTTTACTGCTTACTAATCCCACAATCATATTTGACGGTCTGAAATACAACTGAATGACGCCATTAATTTGGTCGATGGTTATATTTTTATAATAGGTATCGAAAATCTTTGAAAATGGCACGATTTCAGTTTCAAATAAAAATTCGGAACCATTATAAATAGTTGAAGTTTCGATGTCTTCCATCTCCATTATCAGGTTTCCACGCAAATAGTTTTTCGCTAAAGATAATTCGGCTGGAGTAATTTTCAAGCCGTTTAATAACCCGATAATTAAGGGCAATACTCCCTTTTTTGCGCCATTCTTTATAAGTTTTTGATTATTAAATTCGGCGTAAATTTCAAACTTACCTAAACTCTCGAAATATTCAGTATTGATATGTGAATTATATGTCAGGCCGTTTTCTTCACGTAATATCATAAATAGACGACTACTTAACGACCCGCCCAGCACCGATTTAAGTAAATTTAATGTATATTTATCTTTAGAATATTGCGAACAAGTGCGGAATGTAATCGCCAAATGACTTGTGTGTATCGGATGTTGCGTAAATATATATTGAATTTTGTCAAACTGCGTAAGTTGATGGCGTATGGCAGCGTGTCGGCATTCGTCTTTCTTTATAAAATGAGAATGATAAATGGCGGTCATTATCGTTTTAAATGTGAGTTTCGATGTAATGCTGACCACAAAATGCGAGGGTTGATAATAATGTTTATATAAATCACGGATTGTTTTGAATTTGAACTTGGATTTGTGATATGCTAAAGTATCGACTGGAAACTCGTACGCGCTGCCCTTATAGCATATTCGGTCGACAGATTCGCTCAAAATCGATTCAGGGTCATCGCTATTCTTTATGTTTTCTTCAATTACCACGTTTTCTTCCAATCTGAAATCACCAAACGTAGAATTCATCATCATATCCGACAAAATATCAAGGCAGTGTGCAAAATACGGCGTTTGACATTTGACGCGATAACACGTAAATTGTTTTTCGGTAAATGCATTGAAAAATGCGCCCATATTGTCATACTGAAAAAATATGTCTTTGGGTTTCGGTATGTTCTTGGTGCCTTTGAAACACATATGTTCAATAAAATGTGCAGCGCCTTTAACGCCATCGGGTTCGTTAGTCGAACCGAAATCACATAATACATCGATTGCAGTTAAATTCGATTCTTTATGTTCATATATGAGTTTTAATCCATTCGGAAAAATATGAGTTTGCATATTATATAACAATATAATACGTAAATTAATGACACACTCCAAGTTCGAGTGGAACTCGGCCATAATCGCCTTCGATTGTGCTTTGATTCCACGGCCCAACATCGGACTTTGGAATGACTGGGTCAGACCGTAATTGGTAATTGGCATTTCTCAATGTCTGTCCAATCGTATCTAAACCGATATGATATCCAGCCTGCAATAAATCAGGCATTGCTATATTTTGCTGATTTACGCTGTTTAATCCTCCCCAACTGGCATTACTATCTTGTGGCAATAAATCACTTGGCGATGCAACTGGCTGCAATGTGTAACCCGATTGTGTTGATGCGGGCGCCAAAGGCGGAACGGGCGCGGCATACATAGTTCCAGCTGTACCTGCGGTCATTTGGTCATATACCGTATTTTTAGCGGACGAATATGACATTGTACCTAATCCGAAAATAACTGCGAATAATACAACGACTATCATCAATTGTGAACTATTCTTTGTGAAACTCGCCATATATATAGATGAAAGGATAATTTTTTATAACTTACTAAATTATTCGTCATCGCTATCTAAATCCAGTAAATATGTATTTTTAATACGCTTCGCTTCCAAATACGCGGAAAGTGCAATTTCTTTAGCAAGTTTTGCCTTTGATTTCGCATCCGCGTACATTTTGTAATATATGTCAGTCCGTTCTTTAATTTGAACGGTTTCTTGTATTTGTTCTAAATCGATTTGATATTCAGGCAAGTCGATTTTAGGTTCAGGCAAGTCGATTTTAGGTTCAGGCAAGTCTGTCGGTTTGGAATGAGGCAATTCAGCCAAATCATCGGTATTGCTAAATGTTTTTTTAATAATGCATTTTTCAAAAATAGTGACAGGCGTTAATATCATCATTTGTTTTAATACAATTTCAATTTGAAAACTGCGAGCAGAACATCGTATGCCCTGAATTTCCAATATGGTAATTACGTCAGTATTTTCAACAACTAAATCCATTTCGACGTCATTTTCGTGCTCATCGTAGATTTTTGTTCCTAAAACGTGTGATTTTAAAACATAACACTTACCTGATTTATACGTTTTTAAAGGCGAAATGAAATAATTTTCAATGTCTTGCATTTCCATTTCCGTATTAAACCATTGCGCGCGGTTTTTATAAATATAGGCATAGCAATATGTTTCTAAATTCTCCATCCATTGAATAAAGCTATCATTTTCATTTGTAAATAGTAAATCACATCCCATTTTTTTGCCGATTTTAGTAAATCCTTGTTTTGTTTTACATTTAGGAGGTTGAATATATAAAGGCAATTCGTTTATCATAAATTTAATAAAATGATTACCATTTGAAGCAGTTGGTGTTAATAATGTAACTTTGTCAAATTCGAAATCGTGATTCGTTTCGAAAATATGTTCCATTTGTGATATTGTGTTATTTTTAACCAATGAATGAAACGATTTGCGCATAATCGCGTTGGTTTAAGTCGCATTCAAATATATGAATATTAAGCAAGGGTGCATTGATTTTTTTAAAAATGAAGATATAAAGAAAGACGTAAAAGATATAATAAAACCAATCGTTGATATTATATACAATGAATTTTACATATATATTTGGTTCATCTGCATATATAATGTCATTCTGATTTTCATCGTATTAATGATTTTGCTACGCGTTTACAAATTATAATATTTACATTATATATGGCAACTGATTTCGGCGCATTGCGATATACAACAAACCAACATCCGAATTCCGAGATGAACAATCAAATCAAAACCTATTATCCAGTCACTGGTGGACGCAAAGGAGGCAGCTTGGAAGCCCTCGCAGTTCCCGCCGCGTTATTAATTGCAAATAATACCCTCAAACGTGACAGTTATACGTATTCGAATTATAAACGCAAAGGAGGCAGCATGGAAGCCCTCGCAGTTCCCGCCGCGTTATTAATTGCAAATAATACCCTCAAACGTAAAGGCTATACGTATCCGAATTATAAAAGCAAACGCAGTAAACGCAGACGCAGTAATCACAGACGCAGTAATCGCAGACGCAGTAATCGCCGATAAAAATTTAAATTCATAATATATATGAGTTTAAACCGATTTAATCAATATATGATTCCTTTAGGATTATTTGTTAAACTATATGACAACCCGATAAAACATACGTGCGTTCATTCCGAATGTATATCCGACACGGATTCTGCACTTACTCGCGTTTCAAAAAACAAAACTAAACGTCTCCGCAAAACCAACTATTCACGCCATTGATTATGATTAAACGAATTAATATGTAATGTACTTGCTTTCCATTTTGCAATGTTATCTTTCAATGCAACATCATCTGGCGACGGTGGATATAAATTCGCCGCATTCATTTTATCCAAATCGGCTTGTGTTGGCTCTGGTTTTTTACCGAAACAATTGACGCCGAATTTCACATACGGATTTGCAATATATCCGCCATTAATACCTGGGCGTCCGCAGTCGTGTTTATGGTCCGTCGTATTTTGCAAGTCGTTCCACGTCGATTTTTGTGTTGGAAACAGCGCCATTTGGTTCGCAGACCACCCATAATTACACCATTCGCCTCCCTCATTATACGATTTTTCCACATCATCATATGTCGCTAATCTGGCATCATACGATGAACATATTGCCTGCGCATCATCATATGTATATAAATTATTGTCAACATTAAATACTTCATTTTTTTGCACAGTTGGCGCGTGTTCTATGCTTCCAGTATGGTCAGGCAACGCATCGGGAATTTTGTCCCATATTTCGTCAACGATATTTGCCATATTCCCTAATAATAAATCAATGAGTGAGATGTGAAAAAACACTTTGAAAAATTCAACCACTAATAATATAAAGAATGTAATCCACGCTATATTTTCAATCAGTGATATAAATACCGATTTTGAATCTTCTGTCATTTGCGTCCCCGAAAAATAAACGACAATATAAAATACAACGATGAATATGCCGACCGAAACAATGGACGATGGTTGATTCAAATAATCCATTATATAAGTAAAGAATTGGCCTATCATTGTTTCTTGGTCTTGTTCGCTCATTGAATATACGGTAGCAACTCCGACCGTAAATAATACGACAAATATAATAGCGTCAATATAATGCGACGTTCCGCGTTTAAAAATAATACCGACAAATAAATACCCGATAATATATATTGCTAAAAACCAAAATAGTAACATAAGATTGGCCTTGTTAAATATGCTCGATAGTGGGTCAGCGATGCCAGTGGGTCCAGTCAGCTTTATATTTAGCAGGTTGGTTCCAGTAGTTCCAGTAGGTCCAGTCGTCATTATATTATACTAGGTTATTTTTTTGCGATAAAACAGACAGTATGCGTTCGGTGTGATTATTTGTTCAATAATTTCAACGGAGGTATCATTATAATGAATCCAAACGCTTTCGGAATTCTTTACAAATGCAGTGTAATGTCCATTGTGTGTGCCCCCCATATGATTACATATACCATATAAATCGTATTTATATTGCGATGGGTTATATCCGTCCACGCATTTCGACAAATCCAAAGAAAGTGGGAAATCAATGTGATTTGTCTTTTTACGTGAACCGTCAGGCGCAAATCGCTGTAATGTTATAACCAACACGTCGGGGAAACTCCAAAATGTAATGCGTTTATGAATGTCTTCTTTTTTCCCTGTTCTTTCATTATACCACGCATTTTCACCTTCTAATAATTCGGGATGCGTATATGAATCTAAACATCCCATCAATGTATTCGATGTAATCGGCAAATCCAATATAAAGAACATTTCGGGTTTGACGCTTTGAACTGTCCCGTCTAAAGACGCGATTTCGTACACTTGAATCGCATAAAACATCGCCATAATTTCGGAATAATCATTGGTATATGCCGATTTTAACATTTGATAACAATTGGTGGCTAATATGTCGGTTTCATTTTCGATGTTGCCGTTTATCTTTACATTTATACTTCGTGAAATGCCTGCGTGTAAACAATCCACAATAAACGACAAGAATTCGGACATATCATTCTGTGCCCATCCTGTGAATATATCTTTGTCCTTAGCCATTGCTAATTGTTGCACATTGTATACAAACCGGTTTGGCGATATTGTGCCATTGTTTGTCCACATAACGTTTCTCAAATCTTTCCATTCTTTAAAGATTATGGATTCTTTGTCCTTTAGATGTTTTTCATATTTGGTTTCCAATAAATGATTTAATTCGTAGGTGTGATTTAACACTTGTAAACACGAATTGAGGAAACAC